AAGCAGAAAATAAAAATTTTAAACCCCCCAAAACAACATCAATTGCCCTACCAATAACAACAAAAACAGGTGTCAAAACAGCGCCTAAAACATTGGCTACCAACTCAATAAGTGGAATAAATGGTTTAATGATTGCACTTAATAATTTAAAAGCCGAAATAAGTGGTATAAGCAAAGGTTTAATAAGTTTTATTAAAACATTAAGAATAGGCGTTACTGCAATAACAATAGACATAAATGCTTCAGTTAAAGGTGGAATTACAGGACTAAGCATAGTAATAACTTGACCCAATATTGTAAAAATAGGGGTAAGTACTTTACCAATTAAATCAATAATAGGCATCAATGCACCCATTAAAGCCGATAAAGGTTCTAGTAAAGATGCGCCTAAAGAAGCTTTCATATTCTCAAAGGCAGCCGCCATATTTTGTTGTTTAACATACAGACTATCTTGCTGTTTAGCATAATTACCTTGTGTCTTACTGGTTGCCTGTAAAAGCAAATCATAACGAGCCTGTGCCTGAGCGCTAGCTAACATTTGACCAGTCAAATCTTTTTGACCACGAGTTGCTAATAAAGCATTAACCTGTGCTTGTTTAATAGCAACACCAAAGCGCTCAATAGGGTCATACTCACCACGAAAAGTAGCACCAATACCAGTCAAAGCTTCTTGCAAAGGTAAACCAAAAGTAGCTGCTAAGTCAGAAGCAATACCAATAAGATTTTTAGTTTTATCAGCAACATCACCCATAGGCAAACCAGTAGCACCTAAAGCAGAACCCAAGAAAGTCACAGAACGACTTGCTTCAAGTTGGCTCAAACCAATAGCTTGTGCATCTTTTGTATATTGGGTCATCATTGGTGATAAATCACCAAATAAACCATTTAAACCAACATAACTAGATTGCAAATCACGAGCAGAATTAACTGCTTCTTCAACAAATTGTTTAGCATTTTGTGCGGCTGAAGCAGTTAAACCACCAATTGCTGCACCCTTAAGACCCTTTACAATACCACTAAGAGAAGCTAAACCACTTTTAGCATCTGAAATACCTTTACTATTAAAAGCAGAAACTAAAGGAATAAAAATAGAGCCAGCCATTACGCAGCCAACTTTCTGTTAATAGTTGTATAAGCCTTTTCTAAAGATTTACGAGATTGTACAAAAGTTTTAGGAACAGCCTTTTCAGCAGCTGGCCAAACAAACCGAGATGCTTTACTTCCTAAAGCACGAATCATTCCACGACCTTGACCATTAATTTTGTGCCGTCTAGTTCCAGTAGCACTACGAGAATACTTGTATTCATTAGTACGCTTGCGCTTATCAATATATTTGCCAGTTTTACCAGCCATATCTGCCATAACAACAGCAGCATTATCTACACGCAAACGAGCAATAGAAGAAACATTAACTCCAGCCCTTTTCATAGCCCTAGCAGCTTTAGCGGCACTAGGAGTTTCAATTTTTACCGAGCGTGGTGATTTACTACCATTTTGAGAATTAGCACCCCAAGTCAAACGACCAGGAACAACTCTGGGATAAAATCCAGAAATAGTCCTTTGGGGTACTCTTTTATGAACACCACTAGTAGGTGGATTTAAAGGGATACCAGATTTAACGGCAGACTGCACAGGTTTGGCAATATCTTTAAAATCTTTTTGCATTTGTTTGGCAAGACCAGGTTGAACTTTATTAAGTTCTCTAATCAAATCTCTATAGTCAGTAATGTATAGGCCAATACGATTACCTTTTTGAACTATTGCCATAAAACACCACCAATCACTTCTATTCTATCGTTGTGATTGTTGCTGACTTTTCCAAATAAGATATCTACCCATAGTCCAAAGCATCCTGTCACTACACTCTAAAAGAGCGTTGGGACTAATGCCAGTTTCAACTGCGAGCGAAGCGATATACCAATGTGCAGAACTATCGCCCAGACCATTTATTTTGGGTCTAGTTCACTCGCCCCAACTGAAGCAATATCATCAATCCAAACATCAAATTCTTTAGTTGTAGCTTTATTTCTAGTTTCACTAGACCAAGCAAGAAACAATAAATGTGTCAATTTGACATTAGCTTCTAGCACAGCAACTGACAAGTCATATTTATTTTCAAATCTAACTATGTCAGCTGCTGTACAAGTAACTTCTTTGGATTCGCCAGAAACAAATTCAATGCGTAGGTTAATTTTCAATTTTTTTCCTTAGATTAAGCGGTGGCTCGTGAAACTGTCCCGCTGGTTTGCCAGGTCACAGATAGTGTGGCGATATCGCCGACGCTAGCTGAGAATGGTTGATACTGTGAAACCAAGCATACAGCAGTCCATGCAGGATTAGTTGCAGAAGTTGCTGAAGATGTTGGTGTTACTACTACAGTTCCATAAGAACCAGCAGTAAATAGTGGTGCAATGGTCGCATCTACTGAAGCTGCACCAAAATCTTGGAAGAAGTTTAGGGTTACTGACCCTGACTTCAAACCAGCGATACGGCTTCTCCATCCGCTACCAAAAGCTGTTGTTTCAATTTCATCTGCTGAAAGGTCAAGGCTTACGCTCTGGAGAACTTGTGAAAGGTTTGTTCCATTGAGTGTAATCTTGTGGTCGGTTGCTGCATATACTGCCACAGTATGTTCTCCTAATTTGCTTGAACAGCACAGTCAAACTCTGCTGTTAGATATGTGTTATCTCCTATTATGACAGAGCCGTAGTTTCTCATGTCAGATACCATCAAATCATACGCACGACCCGATAGTGTCCTATTTGATTCTATCGCACTTTTTATACTAGATGAACCAGTAGAAGCACAATAGGCATCAAGATTATTTTGAGCCGTTCGTTCTGAAACCCTAGCTACAAAAATTGCCACAGTAAAGTTATAGGTGTTAAAACCATTAGCAAAAGACTTATGATATTCAATGCTTTGTGGGCTAACTACCGCCATTGGTGGATTGGGGTTATCTGGCACAAAACTAGATACTCTCAAACCTACAATGCTTGAAAGGTTTTCTGCAATGCCTTCTCGCAGGTCACTAAGACTAGCCATTAGCCTAAATGCCTTGTTTTACGATAAGAATTGAGCAACATAGCAACATCAGGGTCAATACGGCTAGACACTCTAAAGTAGCCAGTATCAGGGCTAGAAATGACACCTAAAGGCGAATCAAGGCGTTTAAAGATGCGCATAGCCTGAATAATGGTTGCTTGCTTAACAGCCGTAGGAACGGCACTCCAGCCCCAAACACCAGTAACCTGGACTGTAGCAATTTCATCATCTTCATCATAAGGAAACTCCCAGACCCCAACAGCACGAATACGGGTATAAGGCCAACCTGATAGACCATCAACAACATTATTTAACGGCTCTAACTGGTATTCAGCAGAAGTCCAAGTCTGGTCATAAGTCTTATTCAGTAAAGTAGAAACAGCGATACTAGAAATAGAAATAGCATCATCAATAGCTACACAATCATCATCATTAGGAACAAAAAGTCTTGTGGCTGTTCCAGCATTATAGAAATTACGCATAGTATATTCATCTATTAGACGAGAAGCCGATTCTAGTGCAATCTCTAGCAAAGAATCATCAACGCCATCTTCAATACGAAGTGCGATTTTCAGGTCATTTAAAGATGCGTAACCATTTACAACAGGCACAATAACTCCTAATCTCTACTTACCAATTTTAGCGTTATTTACTATACGGGCTTTAATGTCTGTGGAACTTACCCCTTCAGTATAAGGAACATAGCAAAGTTGAATTTTATTCCTATCTAGCCAATCCTGCGTAAATTGCATTTGTTTGTAATAATCCTTTTTAGCCCAATCATCTCCAATAACCACAAAATCAGGTAAAACATTCTCTATTGCTGGTTTAGAATCTTCATTTCCTATGTTGGCTATAACGCTATCAACATACCTACAAGCCATAAGCACAGCTTTGCGTTCATCAAAAGACATAATAGGTGAAATACCTTTATAAGCAGCTATAAATTCGTCAGTATTCAAACTAACAACTACACGCCCATCCTTACCAGCAATACGCTTACAAGACTTTAAAAAAGATACATGACCTGAATGAAAAAGGTCAAAAGTTCCACCTGTATAAACTACTCCCAAGAGTTGATTCTCCTAATTCTTAGCGACCAATTACCTTCTGTGTAATCTTGTAACGCAACCTTATCTTGATAAAGTTTATTATTTCGGGTATAAGTAAAATCATTTTGTCCCTGAAAACTGCTATTTAGTGTAGAACTATTATCGTGTGCAAGAACAGCAGTCAATTGTTTAGGTATGAATCCAGCATTGATAATTCTATCTTCATAGTCATTATCTTCAAAATAGATTGGATAGAAGCGTTCATCAAATAAACCTATTTCTTCAACAACTTTTTCACCCAATACAAACCCAGACCATTTAGGGTTAATATTTAGAAAGTTGATTGTTGTAGGGTCTGTTTCATTAGCAATAGATTCTAAAGCACCAGGTTCAAGCACACTATCATCATTTAGCAAAACCCAGTATGGGGCAAAAGGTGTTGTTTTTACAATCAAATTTAGCCCGCCCCCATAACCTAAGCCATGTGGAACTTGAATGAACCACATTCGCTTAACCAATTCTGGTTTTATAGGTTGATATTCTTGCTTACCTGAATTGTCTATAATTACTAGATTTTCTACTGGATAATCAATGCTTGCTAATAATCTATCTGCTAAATCAAAGCGTTTTAGTGTCAGAAAACCCAATACAGGTATCATCCCAGTAATTTCTTCCATAATGGTAGCCATTGATTAGACCAGACTGTATCTACATCAAATTGTTTAGTAAAGTCTATGCTTTTCTGTGATTTTTGACCTTTTTTAGCGTATGCAGCTTCTAAAGCATTTGTTATTGCTGGAATAGATGGTGTCTGCCACCAAGCGTTCTGTCCTGCATCCCATGCTGGTTGTCCATCAACTAAATAACAATCTTCAGATACTAGGTCTGGGGTTGCTGCCCAATTAGAACCAATTATGGGTGTCCCACAGGATTGTGCTTCTATAGTTGGAACACCAAATCCTTCTCCAAATGACGGCGTTAACATTACATCCATTGCAGTATAGAAGCCAGCCAAAACTTCTTGGCTAATACCATAACGATAATCTGCTACATCAGGGAAAATAACCTGTTCTTGTCTAAGACCTAAAGATTCGCAAAGATTAAGTAGATTCCATCCACCTGCCCCACCAAAAGGGTCTGTGTGTAAATAAAGTTTTGCATCAGGTCTATTCTTAGCAAAAATACTAAAAGCCATAATGTTCTCTGCAAAGGCTTTTCGGTGAAGCATACCCGAAGCCTTATTAGCTGCGTTCATGCCAACAATAAAATCATCTTCTTCTACACCCATAAATTTACGAGTATTTACACCATTTACTGTTGCTGTAGGTTTCATAACTTTAGTATCTACGGCGTGTGGAACATACTCACATTCCAGTCCATTTTCTTCCATTTGTCTTTTACCATGTGGTGACATTGCTATAGGAAGAACATTAGACTTTTGAAGCCATTTTAAAACATCTGGCGGAATAGTAATGTGGTCTAGCGGTGTCCAAGAAGCAATTTGATTGATACTGTCATAGGCTTTTCCTTTAAAGACCCACACATCATACAAAGTCACTAAAACATCCTTTAAAGCGGTCTTAGAAGCCTTGTTAGCATTAGATGTGTGATGTGCATGGTTCATAGCAATAACATCATTGGAGTAGGGTTCAAAACCCCTAGCGTAGTGTGGTATTTCTCCATAAGGTGTTTTCAAAACATTATTTGTGCCATCAAGACCAAAATTGCTCAAAGCGGCTACATCAACACCATCACGCTTTAATCTGTCAACTAAATAGCCAGCCTGAATACCATAACCAGTAGGTAAGTAAGGACTATTAGATAAAACCGATACAGCACCCTTTATTTTTCCCATTTTTGCCTTTCGTAGTAGGTAATACTAGACTAGCATAAGAAAACCCCCCTAATGCCTACGCACACTAGGGGGGCTTTCCGCTTAACTCAAAGGATTAGCTAGCTGCACCCTTGAAGTATTGAACATGAGTTGCATGGGTCAAGTTACCATCAACACGCATCTTCACTCTGAATGTTGTAACATCCTGGTTGAAGGCGTAATCAGGTGACTGTGCAATGTCAATTCCACCAGCAATACGAACCTTGTATGAAGGCAAGTGACCGAATAGAACAGATTTGTTGCCAGTTCCAACAGCTGCTACGGCAGGGTTCTCGTATAGGTTGTAGCCAAGAACTTGGTCAGGCTGACCAGCAGTTCCTGGAACGAAGATGTAGTTTCCTGCACCATCCTTCAACTTACGGAGAGTTCCTAGACCAGTAGATGACATCTGGAATCCAACACCAGGCAACTGACGAGCAGCACCATCAACCTTGTAAATAAGGTCAATTAGGTTCTCGTAAGTAAATGCACCTGATACACCAGTTCCACCAAGAACCGCTGAACCTGCAACAGTTGACAAACCATTTGGCTGGACAGTTCCAGTTCCAAGTGTTAGGTCGTTGTTGACACGATAACCAATTTCGTTACCAGCCTGTTCTGCAATTAGAGATGTTAGGTCAAAACCAGCATCTGTAATCAATTCATTGGCTACACCAACAAGGAATGAATACTTGTAAGCACCAAGGGTGATTGATGAGAATGTTGGGTCGCTTGCGCTAATAGCCTGTGTTGCAGTAGAAACAGCAGCTGTAGAACGAGCAGTAAGGGTAGGGATTGTTAGGTTCTCACCAGATGTAGTGTTGAAAATCTGGCTTGTCTGTAGCATAGGGCCAACTAGACGGGCAACCTGAAATACCTGGTTGTAGAAAGAAGCAGGAACTGTGTTAGATGAACCAACAAGTGTTCTCTGCTCTGATGATGGTGCGAACTCAAAGCCCCTGCGCTCGCCTGTAGCGATTGCACGAAGGATGTCATTGTCGTTTGAACGGACATCTTCGGTTGGCTTGAAAGAAGCAGCCGCTTCAGCAGCTCTTTCTTCACGCTCTGCGGTAGCCTTGATTGAGTCAATAAGTTTTGCTCTTTCGTCAATGTCAGCCATAATGCGCTCATAAGTCTGTGTTTCTTCACCTGAAAGGTCACGCTTTTCAGATGCTGCATTGTCAAGCAAAGCCTTAGCTTGCTCGTATGCTGACTTACGGGCTTCTTGCTGGATTTTAATAAATTCAGACATAAAGTCTCCTAT